TCGCATCGGGGAGGAAACGAACCCCCTTTTGCCCCTGTACCGTCCCGGAGGCCGTGACCACCGGGCATCTGACGCCTTGGGGCGAGAGCGGGACGGAACCCCACATTCCTATTGCGATTGGTCCGATTGTTATTCAGATTGAGGCCAAAAAGGCCCGCGCCGCTGCCATTATTGTATCTGCCGCCGCGCAACGCCAAATCGCAGCATATCCGGGTCGTTCCCTGTCAGCGGCGCGGGCGTTCCCCGCCCGTTTTCTTGAGGCCACCGACAATTTTTCCGATTTCCACCAGACGGGCAGCTATCGGCTCATACCGCTTTTCCGGGATCGCTCCGACGCGGATTCCCAGCCGTATCATAGCCAGAAGGACTTTTGCCTTCACGTCCACCGTGTTGAGTAAAACCCAACGGTTTCCGGCTCGGAGCGAAAGCTGCACCAGGGCCGCTTCCACTTCCCAGACAGTCGCCCGGATATCCGCCCCCAGTGTGAACCGGTCGTTTTTCGGCATATCCCGCAGCACGCAGGAAAAGAGATAGACGGAAAGGTCTTCCCATTTCTGTTGCAGAATAAGGCCGCCTTCAACGGATTCAGTCATGGCACGGATATCCTTTTTACAAAAAAAATTGCGACCGGCTTCGCCGGTAAGGGTTAATAGCATATCCCGCAATTTTTTCCATGTATGATGGCAAGGTCAGGAATTCAGGATTCAAGTATCAGGAATTACAGGATAAAAGCGGGACGGAACCCCACATCCCTAGAGCGGAGCGTACGAGTGTATCTGACACCGAGGCCAAAAAGGCCCGCGCCGCTGCTATGGTGGAAATGGCCGCCGCGCAACGCCAGGCGCTCCGCGCTGTTCCGCATCCAGATGGAACCCACAGGATTGGTCGTGTCCACAGGATACAGGGAGAGCAGTTTCAGCAGGGCAGGCACCGTGACGCTGCTTTCCGCCGTCATGGACTTAAAGGCGCAGGAAGACGACGCCGTGGTGTCAGGGCTGGGGTACTGGCTGGTGATGGTCTTATTCAGCTTAACAGCGCCTGTGCCGTTGCTACCCACGGCGTCATATTTCAGCGTATCCGCCGTGCCGGGCGTGGCCAGCGTGCCGTTCTGCAGAATGGCCTTCCAGGCGCTGCTGTCCGCGCTCATGTCCACATCATGGGCCGCCGCATCGTTATCCTTGATAATGTTGATTTCACCGGCGTTCAGACGCATACCGCCAGTCCACTCCCACACGTTACCCACAAGGTCCGCGATCCCCGCAGGACTGTTGTCATGCCGCCAGCTCACAGGCCCGGAGCCGGTCAGCGTGCGTCCGTGCAAATCGTCGTTACTGACACCCAGCTCACTGGCTCCGGGGGCAAGCGTACCGGTCTCGTGCTTGGCTTCGTGGTGCTGGCCCCAGTAGGTGTTGCCGCGCGGCTGGAACCCCGTCTTGATGCCCAGCGCACCCAGCAGCGCCCATTCCGCGTTGGTCATCAGGTGCCAGCCCGTGCCCTTGTTCTTGCAGTACGTCACCGCGCTGTCGAAGTTCAGAGAGTTGGCCGGGTCCATACCGGGCAAGCTCACCGCGTAGCTGTCCACCAGGGACGCCGGATACATGCCGATGAAAAGTTCCGACTTCTCCACCCCGTTGACGATGAAGGCCGGATGCGTACCCGTCAGGCCCAGGTCGGGATACAGGTCCTCAATCCGCATTTTCGGGATGCGGCGCATGAAGCTGGGATGCCCAGCATCGTCATACAGTACCGTGCACAGGCCGCCCGTGGCCGATTCCACGCTGGAACGCAGGCTGTCTTTCGTGATGATGGTCGCCATGTTATGCCTCCATATTGTCGGTTACAGTCCAAAGAATCAGCCGCACGGCTTCCATGTCGGATGCGGCAAGGGGAACGCGCACGCTTTCTGTCGTCGGCGCGGGCGTGATGCAGGCCGGGTCAAGGTCTTCCGGCAGGTCCGGCTCTTCCAGCGTGACCGGCAGCGGAACGTCCTCATAGCGGACCGGGGGAATAATCAGGTTGGCCACATATTCCACGCCTTTTTCCACGCCAATAGCAAGCCCGCCGTCATGGCCGCGCACCACGTCCACCGTGACCTGCCCGTCTTCCTGCAGGGCCGCACAGTCAAAAGACAGGGCATCGTCCCCCACCGTCAGCGTGACGGTCACTCCTTCCACGTCCACACCGGGCCACGGCCCGGAACCGTTCTTTTCGATCTGCATAGTGTCTCCTTACATGGCGGGATGCGACACCAGCAGGCGCACGTCCACAGAATCCGCCGTGCCGCTGGTAGTCAGCTTGAACCCGTTTTTGAGTTTGTCGGTCGCGTACACGTCGCCGTTTTGCAGGCGTCCGCCCGTGCTGCCCACCACTTCCACATTTACCAGATACTCCGCGTCCGGCAGGGTACGGTTTAGCGGCACGGAGACCGTGGCGGGCGACTTCTGGATGTTGGGCCAGCCCGGTTCACGGCGGGCGCTGTCCGTGATGGTAACTTTCGACAGATACGGGTCGTTTTCTTCCGTATTGCCCGCAGGAACCGTTGCACGGGCAAGTTCGATAGCCCCTTCCGGCAGCGGACCGTTCAACGTGGTGGCCGCCACGTCGATGATCCCGGCTTCCGTCAGGAACATATAGATGATGACCACGCCAGACTTCTCCGTGGTATTGCTGGCCACACTGGCCGTGTTCGTCTGGTTGGCCACCGGATATTCCCGTCCGTTCATGAACACCACGCCATCGCTGCAACTGATGTTGCGTGTGGCCGTAGAACTTTTGGAAAGTGTCACGCCGCTTTTGATGCCACGGTTCTTGATGATGGCGCGGATTTCCTGAAAGCGCGTGAGCCGCGTCTGCTCATGCTCCTTCATGGCCAGCGCGCCCAGGTCAAGCCCCAGCTTCAGACCGGCAAAGAGCGCTTCCTGCATGTCCGGCGCATAGCCGTCCACCGTTCCTTCCATTTCTTCCAGTTTCTTTTTCAGGTACAGGGTACGGTTACCGAGCTGTTTTGCCTGGATATTGTCTATCCCGTCTTCCCCGCCCACCACAGGGTCCGTCTGCTCGATGCGGTAAATACCGTCTTCCCACTGCGCTGTTTCTTTCAGATTCGCCATAGTTCACCTGCCTTAGAATTTGATGGTCCAGGTCCCCGTGATTTCAATGTCGTCCGCCTTCTCGATGACGCCGCGCGTCTTGCGGGCGAACAGCGTCCCGTCCGAACAGAGCAGGCCGAACTCCCGGATACTCTTGCCGTTGGCTTCACCTGCGCCGATGGTGAAGGCGAAACAGGCTTCCCCCGTGGCCGGATAGGTGCAACCCGACACCGGCTTGGAGTAGGCCCCGGTCAGTCCCTTGTCGTCCGGCGTCGGGCCGTTGCCGTTGGTGCCCACGCCGATCTTCGTTACCGTTTTTCCCGAACCGGCCCCGCCGATAAGACGGGCCAGCGCGTCACGCGCGCTGCTCATAATCATGTTTTCATCCCGGTAATGTTCGATTTCCCGCCCCGCCTTGATGACGCGGATGTCGAAAATGCCATGCAGCCGGGCTTCATCCCTGAAATTCATACAAGCTCCTTGCCGCCGTACTGCGGCCCGCTGTTGTGGAAAGCCGTACCGTTATGCAGCGTGTAGCGCAGCACCCGCACGGCCACGTCCTCCGTCAGTGAAAAAGCATCCTCCATGCCCGCCGTACCTTCCAGCCTCACGGCAACGGCGCACACATCGGATAACGTGGCATAGGTGAACACGGGGGCGCGTTCCCCCGCCTTGGGCAGCCAGCCCCACAGGCTATGCCGTGCTTGGCCGTCATGCCGGGAGCGCCCATCATGGCGCACGCCGGAGAAGTCCGCACGCCCGCCAAACGGACCGCGACCGTGAGAACCGTCATGGAAAAACGCGCCATTATGCAGGCTGATGTAGCGCTGTCCGTGGGTAATACTGCCGTCGTGATAGCGACCCACTTCGTCAAGGACCGTTACTTTCAGACGAGTCTCCACGTCCTCCCGCACGTCCAATACTTCCCGGCACCGTGCGGAAAGCCGCGTGTTCAGGGTGTCAACGGCGGGAGTCTCAAGCGTTCCGTGACGGCCCTGTCCGTCATAAAGCAGCGCCCCGTTGTGCAGTGGCGTATAATGCACCGCGTCCGCCATGACGGGCCGCACGGCCACGTCCAGACTCTCAAGCCGGGCATCATGCAGATGGCCGAAAGGTTCCCAGCGCGTGTACGGGTTGGCGCCGTCGTGGAAAAGCCGCCCGTCATGCGCCCGGAACAGGCCGTTGTCATACCGGATGGAACCGTCATGCAGCGGAAAGCCCCACTTGCGCCGGTCTTCATACTCAGGCTTGACGGCAAGCCATACGCCGTCCCCCTCCGTAAAGGCCGTCTCATCCTCAAGGTTGGTCTTCCAGGACATGGCCCGCAGGATGGAACGCGCGGGCTTGTATTCGTTCACCAGCCAGCGGAACCAGGCCAGAATATCCGCGTTCAGCCCCTGTTCCGGGATTTCCACCAGCTTCACGTCAAACTGTGCCCAGCACAGGCCGTCATTGTAGGTGGCTGCTCCGTTATGGGAGAACGCCGCGTCATGGCGGCGCACGTCGTTCACCGGCACGATGACCGCGCCCGCAAAGCCGTTTTCCGCCAGAATCCGCACCAAGCCCTGAACCTTGCCGCCCAGCTTGTGCCAGGCAAAAGCGTTGACCACGCGCAGGCGGTAGCTTTCGTCCGTGTCATAGCGTGTGCGCAGGATGCCCCGGCTGGCCCCGTAGGCGGCTATCCTTTCATCGTCAGCCGTGGCCGGATTCCACTGGCGGCGAAGCCACAAAATGTCCTCCCGCACGTCATCCATATACAGCGCCAGCCCCTTCGCCAGCGCCGATACAGGGCCGGGACGGAAGATGGCGGGCCAGTTCAGCTTGTCATGGAAATATTGCCAGAACGGGCTTGCCATGGCCTATTCCTCCGCCACCCAGACCGTTTGCAGGTCCAGGGCTTCCAGCACGGCCAGCCCCCCCGCCGGAATCTCCACATCCTCCGTCGGGCTTTCCCAGCGGATACGCTTCACCCCGGCAATGGATACAAGGCCGGAGGCCAAACGGTCCCGCACCACGTCCTTACCGATGGAAAAACGCGGAATATCCGGGTCGTCGCCGTAGGAAAACATGGAACGCACCCAGTTTTCCGCTTCCGCCTTCACGGAGTCGGCGTCCCCGGAGAGCAGTTCCAGCACGGCCTTGACCGACACGTTCACCGGCTCCGGAGCTCTGACCAGGAGGTCGTGATTGATGACGATGGCCGCGTCCAGAGCGGCGCGCACGTCCGACAGCAGGCTTGACGTAGGCATACCCGCCGTTCCCATGACCACGACATCCACCGTGCCTTCCCCGCGCGGATGCTGGTCCGCCACATACACGTCCACCACACCAGGAACCGAAAGCGCCGCCGCTTCATAGGCCGCGCGGGTCACGCCCGCCTGACGCTGCCAGGCCAGCACATAGCGCCG